TCGATCGTCGTCGTCCCGGCCCGGAGCGCGTCCGTGGAAACCTGAGTGAAGTCGCCCATCACGCGGCCTCCGTCCGAGACTCGGACTGCTGTGCACGGCGGAGGAGTTCCCAGGCTGGGACCCCAAGCGCGGCGCCGATCTCAACGAGTTCGCTCATGGTCGGCTCGCGGTGTGAGTTGATGGTGCTGGAGAGGCGCTTCCGATTGATGCCGGTCTTCTCGGCCACGTCGGTCGTTCCGACGTTCGCGCGCCCCATCTCGGCTCGGATTTCGGAGGCGATGTCCACGGCGGGGCTCCTTTCTGTCTGTGGCCCTCCCGATTAGGAGGTCCATGGCCACTACTGTCCTCCTACTTAGGTGGACTGTCAACCCACTTGCGTGGCGTGTCCCTAAATGGGAGGATGTTGGGCATGGGACAGAAACCGATCGCCATAGGCGAGGTCGAAGCGGCGGCCATCGACGCCGTCCACAACTACGCGCTGGACAGGGGAATCTCTGACCGCGCACTGTCGCTCGGAGCCGGGATCACCGAGACTCGCGGACGAGCGCTCCTGCGCCACGAACGCCCGACCACGGTCGGGGAGTTCGTGGACATCTGCGACTTCCTCGGCCTGATCGCATGGCAGATTCTCCGCGACGTGCAACAGCAGCCCATGCCCTCCTACCCGTTCCGTGCGGAGGATGTGCCGGAGGAGCGGAAGGCTGCGAAGAAGGCGCCGTACGACCCGCGCCTGGAAGAGGACCAGCCCGACCCGGACCCCAATGGCTGGGGAGCCTGAGATGCACACGGCCAGTCGTACCGTCGACGCCATGACGGGGATCAGCGAGGACGCCCTGACGGTATGGCTGGCCGGGCAGGGCGTGACCGTGGTAGAGGTCGACGGTGGAGACGACCTCGGGTGGTACGACCTCGGCGCGCGCACGGTGGCGCTGCGTCGGGGCCTGCTGCCGTCGCATCGTGTGCCGGTCCTGATGCACGAGTGCTACCACGTGGCGCGCGGTGACGAGGGGCACCAGCAGGGGAGAGTGGAGGAGTGGATCGATGAGCAGGTCGCTTGCCGCCTCATCTCCCTGCCGGCCTACGCGCGCGCCGAACGGGAGTACGGGTGGAACACGGGCGCCATCGCGGCCGACCTCGACCTCCCGCGCTGGGTCGTCCGCGCTTACCGCCGCGCCCTGGAGAAGGCCGTCCGCCAGGCCAGCGCATAACCGCTGATATCTGGCGGGTATCAGGCTTTGGGGAGTTGGAGGGCTTCGACGGCGCGTGCGAGCTGCTGGCGGGCCGTGTCCATGCTGATGTGGATGTACGCCTCCGAGCTGAGGATGCTGGCGTGGCCCATGATCATGGTGATGATGTCGTCCGAGACGCCGGCGGCACGCAGGAGTGACGCGGTGGTGTGTCGGGCCTCGTAGAGGTCATAGCGGCGGCCCTGCACTGACGCGACGGGCTTGCCGTCGCGGGTGACGTGCCACGGCGCCGTGGAGGCGACCTGCGCCTGGTCGCAGATCGTCCGCCAGGCGGCGCGGTCGTCGTGATCGTCGAGCGGCATGCCGTCGGGGTCGGGCCAGACGAGGCTGAACGGCGACCGGGGCGCCACCTCCCGCCACGCGGCAAGCGCCTCGGAGACGACGGGGATCAGAGGGATGACGCGCTTCCCCGCACTGGTCTTCGGGCGCACGAGATGGAAGCGGCCGATGAGGTAGCGGGTTTCGTAGCCTCGCGGCACCCGGAACCCGGACGACGCATCCCGCGACACGCGGTAGCTGAGCTGCTTGAGCTGCCAGGAGAGGTCCAGGACGCCGCGCTCGAGGTCCACGCACTCCCACGTGAGGCCGAGCGCCTCGGCGGGGCGTGGGGCCTCCAGGAACGCAGTCAGCCACCGGGAGGCGTCGGCCCGCGCGGCGGCGGCGGTGAGGATCAGGCGCGCATCCTCGAGAGGGATCTCGGCGCGGTCCGTCTCGTTCTTCGACGGGGGGGAGACGGTGAGGGCGCCGGGCGGGATCGTGTGCCCGTCCTGCTGCGCCGCCTTGAGCATCATCGTGAGGACGGCGTGGACGCGGATGGCGGTCGACTCCCTGCGTCCGGCGTTGAGGATCGCGGTGGTGACGCTGCGGACGTGGGCGGCACTCACGCGGTTGAGCTTGACGTGCCCGATGGTCGGAATGATCCACTGTGTGACGGCTGAGCGGTCGGCGGTGAAGGTTCCGGGGCGGGCGGTGGTGGCGCGCGCCTCGATCCACTGGTCCGCGAACGCCTTGACGGTGGTGGCCGCGCGCGCTCCCTCTTCTGGGATGCCGGTGCGGGCGATCTCGCGGCGCTTGTCCTGGAGCTTGCGGAGCGCCTCGCGCTTGGTGGGGGCGACGACGCGGAGTCGGCGGCGCGTGCCGCGTGTGGTCCATCCGGCTTCGAGGCTGGCGACCCACTTGCCGTCGTCGCGCTGGTAGACGCTGCCGGATCCCTTGTCGCGTGCCATCGGGTCGTCCCCCTGATCTGGTGGGCCATCTGGTGGGCCATTGTAGGCCCCGGTTATCCGAGGATAGCACCCTGGATTTGGCTTGATTCTGCGGTTTTTCGATGCCCCCAGTGTACCTGACCTATGCACTCGTAATGAATAGGTCCGGAGTTCGATTCTCCGAGGTGGCTCCGGGTTTGAGACGGGCAGGGAGGCTCGCTGGTGGGCCATCTGGTGGGCCATCGTGCAGAATCAACGATATCGCAGGTCGGACACCCCACCTGCCCTGTGAAACTTTCTCAGGGGATCGGCCTGAGCCTCTGCGCGCGCGAGGGCCACGCTCGACTCAACCTCTGCGAAAGTTTCACAGAAGTGAGCCTCTGCGCGCGCGAGGGACATTGGCGCGGGACGATCGGTATCGGAAGTTCTTCCGAGAGGCCTCCGCGCGTGCGAGGGACATCGAGCATGGGACGGAGTGGTCCTGGGTGGTGTGCGGCTGCTCATGCCCGGAGTGCAGGCGGGCGCACTGGAGGCGGGTCGCGCGCGGCGAGGCATAGGCGTGAGGTCCAGGGGTGAGGGACTGTTATCGGATTGTGACCTAGAGGTGTACTACCCGTCTTGTAACGGGGTACAAGTGTGCTAGTATTGAGTCATCAGGCAGGGAGGACAGCCCCCCAGCCCCGAGTCCCAGGAGGACGACATGACCACCACCGACACCACGACCACCACCCCCGCCACCCCCTTCGCCATGGAGTACAAGTCGAAGGACGGCGCGGTCAGCTACCACTACGTGCAGACCGAGACGGAGGCCCTGCGCCTGGCCCGGGCCCTCTTCGCCATGGAGGACCCCGAGGTCTACTACATCGCCGCCAGCGCGACCATCTACGAGTGGGACGCCGAGGGGGACGGCTACCGGAGGAGCGAGCTGCTCACCAGCAACATCCCCGACGACCGGGAGATCTACGCCAACTACGAGGCTCCGGTCTACTGCTACTGACCATCCTGGCCCCGGCCCCCACGTGGGGGTCGGGGCGCCAACCCCTGAGAGGAGCACGTCATGAGCACCATCGACAACGTCGCGGCGCTGGCGGAGGGCTGGGACCTGCCTGACGGGATCGTCGCCCGCGCGATCCCTGCGAGCGCGTCCCGGGGCACCCTGGTCGCCATCGTGCGCGAGGAGCGCTACCTCGACGAGGACGGGCGCCCCCGCGCCGCCTCCGACGTCTACGTGACCGATGAGGGGACGCAGGTCGAGGACGTGGCCCCCCTTCCAGTGGTGGACGGGGACGGCAGCGTCCACGCGGGCGATCTCCTGCGCGTGCGGACCATAGAGTCTGCGGCGGACCTCGACTCGCTCATGGAGTGGGCGGAGGGCCTGGAGCCCTCACCCGGCCTCGACGCCCAGGTGGAGGACTGGGAGGCGGTGGCGGTGCGTGCGCTCGAGCGGGGGATCGACGAGGCCCTGGAGTGGGGAGACGTGCGCGAGGAGGACCCCGAGGACTACGGCGCTGAGCCGGTGGTGTGGCGCGAGGGGGACGGGCTCCACGCCGCCATGTGGGCGATGGCGCCGGGCGGGGAGGATGTCGTGGAGATCCTCCGTGACGCCGACGGCTCGACCCAGCGGATCGAGTAGCCCGGAGAAAAGGGCGGGACCCCAGCCCGTGGGCCAGGGTCCCGTATCCCCCGCGTCCGCGGGGAGGTTCGGTCTCTCGACCGGTGCCAGCCGTCGAAGAGAACGGCCTACCCCCGCCTACGCGGGGAACCTGAGGCCAGCATACACACGCACACCACTATTAGACACGCGATCGGAGCAGCATCATGAGCGACTACGAGGACATCGACGAGTGGGCCGCCGCCGTCGACCAGCACCGCGGGGGCACCACCACCTGCAGCGCCGGGGACGGCCTGACCATCACCTACCGGCACCTCTACCCAGGCGGGCGCCCCCTGAGCGTCCTCAGCATCGAGGACGCGGGCGGGGAGTTGGACCGGGTGCGCCTCCCGGAGGATTTCACACTGGAGGAGCTGCGCGGGGAGGCGGAGCGGCTCATCGCCAGCACCCGCCTGCGCATCGAGCGGGAGCGTGTCGATGCGGAGACGCGGCGCATGCTCATCTCCCGGCGCCTCCTCCAGTCGGCGCGCACCACGGCCCGCAGCGCGGGTTTCGACCCGGCCCTGCCGATCGTGATCCGGGACGGGGCGCGCAGCGGGATCGGGCGGGAGGGGCTGGTCGGCCTCCTGGCCGACGCCTACCGGGCGGCGGGGAGCCTCATCGATCGCCCTGAGGGGTGGGAGGAGACGCTGGCCTCGGGCCAAGTCGACCGCGCCCTGGCCGAGGAACCGGGGGCGAGCGAGGACCTGCGCGCAGACGGCGAGCTCGCCTCCGCCGACACCGTCGTGGCTACGGAGGAGGGGCGGGATCTCGTGCGGGCGGTGAGCGAGGCCGCGCATCGCGAGCGGGCGGCGGCCGGGGCCATCGCCCGGAGGGACGAGGCGATCCGTGCGGCGCGATCGGTGGGCATCACGCAGGTGGAGATCGCTCAGATCACGGGCCTGTCCCAGCAGCGGGTCGCCCAAATCGAGCACGCCACGCGGTAACCTGGGTCGCGTCCCCACTCGCGTGGGGGTGAGCCCAGTGGCTGGAAGGGCTGAGCGGTTGTCCCCACTGGCGTGGGGGTGAGCCCTCCAGAGAAGACCGAGCCGAAGCCGGCCGCCGGTCCCCGCGAAAGCGGGGGAAACGCGAAACCCGCCCCCACCCGGGCCGACCCTCTAGAACAGGGCGTCGGTCGGGATGGGGGCGGTAATAGGCTCGGATCGGTTCAGGTATTCAATCGCAGATTTGAGACTAGCGATGTCGTCTCGGAAGAATCCGAGCCCGACGTTGCAGGATGTACAGAGTACCCCGCGGATACGACCCGTTTTGTGATCATGGTCGATATTGCCGGGGTCTAGCGGGCCTCCGCATATCGCGCATACTCCGCCCTGACCGGCGACCATAGATGCCTTGCCCGAATAGTCAATGCCGTACTTCTTGCGAAGTCGCTGGGCTTTCGTGTCCCCTCGACACGGATTTGCTCCGCGATCGCACTTCCGGCATGACAGGTCGGGGCGCACCCGATCATTGCGCTTTCTGACTCGGAGTGGAGCACCTTCGCCGTGCACCCGGCACGTGCATGTCCTTCGCTCTATGTCGATGTTCCAGATGCGCGTGCTGAACCCACTATGCTGGATCACAGCCCATCTCCTACTAGTCCTAGGTGATTGGGTCAGGCTCTGGTCGGTGTTAGCGCACCTCCGGAGCCGCTTTAATTCTAGCGGAATCGTTGCTATCGTGCGGAATTCCGAGTCCGTGGGTGGGGGCGGTATATTTCCCGGTATAAAATCCGGGATCGTGGTGTTTGTGCTGGTCAGATGGCTTGCATGAGGATGATGGCGACGGAGAGTGCGGCGACGGCGAGACTGCCGAGGCTGACCGCGACGCTGATCCACCGTGGGACCGACTCGTGAGCGTGCAGGCCGCCATCCACTTTCTGCTCGACGACCGTGATCCGATGCTCATGGTCCACGACGCTTCGGGACAGGTCGGCGGTCTGCACGGTGGTCTGCTCGACGGTGGCCATGCGGTCGCGCAGGTCTTGGAGGACGTCCCAGATGTCGTCGAGGGTGATGCGCACGCCCGGCTGCTGGTCACTCAAGGGTTTGCTCCTGTCTGCCCTGGGCTGGGCGTGCGGGTCCATCTCCGATCAGGCCTGGGGGGTGGCCGTGGTGCTGGTGGCGATGGCCGTGTCGGCGCGCTGGGGGTCAGCGATGGAGGTCAGGATGGACAGGACGACGGCGCCCGCGGCGATGCCGAGGGCCTGCTTCCAGTCCATGCTCCAGATGGTCGCGCCGACCGTGAGGACGGACAGGAGCGTCTGGGCGGCCGTCTTGATCGCCCGCTCAGCCAGGCCGGCCCAGAAGGTGCGGGATGTGTAGTGACTCATCAGATGGTTCCTTTCAATGGTTCTTACTTTCTGGCTTCCTTGATGCGGCGGGCGAGGTCTTTGAGGACGTCGACCTCGCGGGCGTTGATGCCCTGGAGGGTCCCGCTGACCATCTTCTGGGCGACGCGCGCGTACTCGGGGTTGGGGAGCCCGACGAGGGTTCCGTCGCTGGTGAGGAGCCATTGGGTCTTGGTGGCGGTGCTGGTGACGATCTGCATGTCGTCCTCCTCGGACGTGGTGTGCGTGGTGGTGTCGCCCTCCTGTGCGAGGGCGAGGATGCGGGGCATTTGAGCGCGGCGGAGGTCGCCGGGGCATCCGGTGTGTCCGCCCCACGCGGCCCCTCCCATGCCGTGCCAGCCGAAGCCGCGCGCTCCGGGCGTGTTGATGACCGTGTAGGGCATGCCGTAGGTGGCGTGCTCCCAGCGGACGAGCTTGGCAAGCGCGGTGACTTGGGCGTCGGTGAGCTTCTCGGTCGGGTATCCCTCGGTCTCCACGCTGTCGTAGAGCGCGTTTCCGCCAGCCTGCGCCCAGGACTTGTCAGTCCCGGCCTCCATGTACTGGACGACCGTGCCGTCCTTGCCGACCCAGAACGTCGAGGACGCCTGAGCAGACGGGTTCGAGAACCACCCGGACAGCTCCCCGTTCCCCGCTTGGACGTGGAGGATGAGGCCGAGCTGCGCCGTGCGCGCGTCCGGATTGAAATTGCGGGACAGTGGCTTCCACACTGCCCCCGAATACCTGGCCATGCTGAGTCTCCCTTGGGCATGAGAAAGCGCCCAGACCGGTGCGTTCGGGGGCGCGTGTGGGTGGCTGGCGTCGAGGCGCTAGGCCATGGTGATGGGCCAGGCCAGCACGTCGAGAACGTTGTAGGCGGCATTGGCGGAGAGGTCGATTTTCCCGCCGTTCGTTCCGGCGCCGGAGACGCCCATGCCGACGGGAGCGGCGATGCCGGCGCGGACGATTCCAAGGTTGATGGGGGACGTGGACGCGGCGGCGCCGGAGGGGAAGCGGGTGGAGCGCTTCTGCTCCCCGACACGGACCCATGCGTCGATTTCCCCGGTGGTGACGGTCCCGATGAGTGCGGCGCTCGCGTAGATGACCCGGTCGTATGGGCGGGCGCCGATCGACGACGTGACGAGCCCGTGGTCTTGGCCCGCGTTCAACGTGTAGATCGCGCCGTCCGTACTGTACTGCTCCTTGAATTCGGTTTCGTTTGCGGGGGAGAGGACCCACGTGCCGTCTGAGCTTTTTGTCCCGTCCGCCCGGTAGATGATGTTGTTGATGTCAAGGTAGGCGGGGTAGGTGGGCGTGGGGGCGGCGCCAGCGGTTTCCCATTGTGTCAGCATGACGCGGGCGGCCGCGATGCTGGATGCGACGGTGATGATTCCGGCGGTGTCCAGCATGGCGGGCCATGAGGCGAGGAGGTCGTCATTTTCTGAGGGGACGATTGGCCCTTTCCGGTGTTGCGTACTCATGATTGTTCTCCTTTACCTCGGCGTGCAGATTGCTGACACTTCATAAATGATCGAGTTGATTGCGCCGAGCGATCCGGGCCCGCCGACGGCCCGAGAAACCACGCGGACGTGGTATGTTCCGGGCGTAAACGTGATGAGCCGCTTGCATGATGACCAGTGTTCGGGATTGAGGTTTGGCCCCCAAACGTTGACGTCTTTCAATGATAATCGCGTGTCCGCAACCTCATTACCGTTGGCGTCCTGTAGGTACACGGCTAGCTGCGTGTAGCCTTTGTCTGACGAGTTTGCGCTGTACATTGACACGTCCAGGAGTGCGCGCCCAGACGCGAATAGCACGTCGTTTCCGTTGCCGCCAGCGCTCCCCACCGCTGACCAGCTGGACGAACTCCCGGAGGACGCCGTCTGTACTTTCCCATTTTCGCTGTAAAAGTAGTATTCGGACTGTTTGAACATTAGGTCCGTTAGTGCGACTAGAGTGTTTGTTGCTGTGTCTTGGACTTTAAGCCCGTTCGTCCCGTCCATGCTGAGGAGTGTTGACTGGTCGCTGTTGAGCATGGAGAATTCGGGGCCCGCCGGGGTGACGGCGAGGTGCGCACTGCCGTGCGCGTTGTTATTCGGCGTCGTAAGGTACACTCCGTAAGTGTCGCCTGTTCCGGGCGTCCCACTCGCGGGGCCCACCAGAATCTGAGGCAGGCCCCCACCACCAGCCGTCAGGACAGCACCCGACAGGATCTTCCCGATCAGCGTGTCCACCATCATGTCGCCCGTAATCACAGCGTTCCCGGCGAGCAGCATCTCGGTCGTGATCTCAGCGAACTTTGCGACCCCGGCCCAGATCTTCTGTGCAACCACGTCGCCGATGTCGGCGCTCCCAGCAGTGAGCTGGCCCACGTCGAGCTGGAGGAACTGGCCGATCGCAGCAGCCACCGACTGGGCATCGAGGCGGGACGTGTCGATCGTCCCAGCCGTGATCCTGTCCGCGTTCAGTTCGATGACGTTCGCGATCGCGACGGCCAGCTTGTTGACGACCGCCGTGTTCACGCTCGCATCGTCAGCCACCAACCGGGACACGTTCAGCTCGATGACGTTCGCGATCTGCGCCGCCAGAGTCCCCACGTTGAGGCGCGCATTGTCCAGCGTCCCCTCAGTCAGGGTCGCCGCGTCCTTCATCGCCGCGTTCATGGCGGGCAGGGTCGTGTCGTTGAGCTCAGTCAGGTCACCGCGCGCGTCCGAGAGCTGGCCCTGCGCTGTCGCGAGATTCGTCTCCACCGTGCCCACGCGCTCCACCAGCCCAGGCACAGTCGTCTCATCCAGCTCAGTCAGCTTCTCTGAGTTCTCCGCAAGCTTTCCATCCAGCTCAGCCTTGTCCGCCGCCTGCTGCGCCCGCGCCGACTCCAGCCCAGCATCCAGGGCCGCCGTCGTCGCATCGAGCTGGACCAGGCGCTCACCCGTCACACCCACACTGAACGACACGGCACCAGAGGGAATCGAATCAGGGATGCCGAACTTCACGATCCGCCCCGTCGAATCACGAATCGCACGCACCCACGCGCCCACAGCCGACACACCGGACTCAGACGGCGCCACCACGTCAGGCAGCTCAGACCCATCCAGGCGCACCGCGATATGCGTGGCATCCACCTGCTCAGTGACCGTGCCACCCTCCACACGATCCCGCTGAGTGAGCTGAGTCGACGCCGCCCGCTCCCGCTCGACCCTCTTGTCGATCCAAAAGTTCGGCCTCACCACTTGAGTACCCCCACATCCACTCTCATGCGCGCGTCAGGCTCGCTGACGGGCAGGCTGTACGCCGTGACACGACCCGTGAGCATTTCCCCCGTGTCGGTCTGGGCGCTGATGATGTCCCCGAGCTCCAAGCGAGGGTCTGCTGGGATCTCCAGACTCCTCGTCTCACTGGTGATCATGGCGTTGCGCATGTAGGTCTGCGCCGCCGCCGTCACCTGCGCTTGACTGGTCGCCTGATTCATCTCGTAGCGGGCCCGCACGATCCCGTAGCCCGCGATGTCGTAGGGCGGCTGAGTCGCGCTCGCCTTCGCGACGAACACCTGCTCGTCATCCCCCGACCCCTGCGTGCCCACCACCGTCCACCGGTTCGGCCTGCGGTCCTGACTCTTGCGGGGCGCATCCAGGAGGACACCGCTCGCACCCGGCGTCCCCAGATCACGCGCCGTGTAGTGAGCGACCGGCTTGCGACCGTCCCGCCGAGCCCACACGTGCAGGTACCCGTCCGGCTTCACCGCGTACTCCAGGCCGTAGGAGTCGCACAGGTCCCGGACGTTCTCCGCCCGGTCCGTCCCGTACTGAGTCGTCCTCGGCACACTGCGGTCCACCGGATCATCCAGCACCACGGGCAGGCCGGTCCCCGACTCGCCCGCGCACATCCGACGCAGCTCACCCAGCAGTGACGCGCCAGACGGCGGGGATGACGGCTGATCGAGCGGATTGTCCACCAGCGTCTGCATGAGGTCCACGGCAGTCACCTGCACGCCGTCGTCCTGCTCCACCCACGCGGTGTGCAGGAACCAGCCGAGCTCCACCGTCGAGGGCGTGCCGTCCACGTCGAGGACCATCGACAGGTGCGACCGCTGCCCGAAGTTCGCCAGCGGACTCAGCTCATGCTCCGGCACCCAGTCGCGCGGTGCCGTGTAGGTGAGCTGTGTGGGCACCACCCTGTCCCGCGTCGCATCCACCACCACATCCACGACCGGCACGCTCACCGCCAGCACCTCACGGCCACGCACCACCTCCACGCGGGCACCCACAGCCACAGCGCCAGACAGCGCCTCAGTGCTCGGTCCAGGACGCATCGTGCACTCCCTCCCTCTCATGGGTTGTGGGCTGGGGTCAGGTGAGGAGGATGTCGCGGAGGTGGAGGTCCTGCGACGACGCGACCACGTCACCCTCGATGAAGATCTTCTGCGCCACTGTCTTGAGGTCGATGTCGAGCGTCGTCCACTCGCGGGGCGTCCACGCGGGTGTCACCCACGTGGAGTCGTTGATCATGAGGCGCATCCGCGCTTTCCCCGCATCCGGGGTCGACGTGTTCAAGATTGGTATGCCCCATGCCCGCACGTGGAGGACGCGGCCCACGCCGCGCAGGGTCACCCGATGAATGGGTCCGAGGTCCAGGCCACCGCCCGCGGGCGTCGCGTCGGAGTGGATCTGGATCGACGGGATCCTCGAATCCCCCGTCATGGCCCTCACAGGGACCACCCCGCCCCGGTCAGGGCACGAGCGTCACGCTCTCCCCGGCCACGAACCACCGGCACAGGCCGGTCGCTTTGGGCTGCTCGATGCTGCACCAGCCGAGTGCCGTGCTGGAGTCCTTGAGGTCGACGGTCGTCATGTCGACGACGCCGGCCAGGGACTGCCACCCAGCCACAGGCTGCAACCTCGGCAGGACCGACCGGTAGTAGACGCCGCCCGAGGTGAGATTGATGATCGAGCCCAGCCCGAAACTCTGGTGCTCGGTGGCCGGGCAGGTCGGGTCGTGGCACGCCCACCCGCCAACTTCGATCAGGTGCCTCCACCTGACCTGGAACGTCCAGACCTGCGCCGCCGGCGCCGAGTCCCTCCCGGTCTTCACACGCACGACATCCACGCTGATCGGCAGGCCCGCCGGCACGCTCGGGTCCGCGGCGGGGATCAGCGTCGAGTTGGACGCCTCGATGTGCGGGTGCCAGATCACGCGCCGCTGCCCAGTCAACGCCCGCATCATGCCGCCCACCGCCACTCAGCAGCGCGGAGGCGAGCGTGACAACCAGGCTCAGGAGGCGGGGGGGGGGGGGAGCGTTTCGTAGAGGCGCATCATGTCAGCTCCTTCCGTCGAGCCGTCGAAGAACGGATGGACGAGCGCGCTCTTCTCAATGAGCACCCGACGTATTACCGCCTGAGAGGCGACAGCAGCGGTTCCGCGAAGAACGTAGATCGCGATCGCGTCAGACACGGGAGAGAACGTGACCTGCAGCCGCGCAGTTTCTCCAACACGGATCAAAACGTCCGGTGAGTTGGCCTGTACAGGCATCCCCGATCCCTGGATGCTCAAGTGCCAGGAATCCTCCACCTCCCCCGTCACATCAACGCTGAGGGTATACGCGGCATTTGACTCCACCGTGGATGGCTTGGGGATACTGATGCCCGAATACTTACTCCCGCCCGCTGTAGCTGTCACCCGACATCCCGGTTCAACACCAGGCACGAACTGAATAGACGCTGAATTGGCTGCCTGGTAGCCATCTGCCGTTGTTGCGGAGACACCAAGCGGCCGCGAGCACAGGTTCCGCCGCACGGTCGTGCCCGACAGGAGGAGGCGGGACGGGGACGCGCCCGGCGCACCCTCCCACTCGCAGTGCAGGGCAGTGAGGCGCATGTCCGTGGTCGCGGCCCTCATGAGAGCGCCTGCCCGCTCAACGCTCCAGCCTTGACCCACCAGCGCACCCCGTCGCACTCCAGGAACACCTGATCCAGGGCGCCGGCCGTCGCGGTGAGGGTGGGTGGGACGCCGTAGGCGGCGGTCAGCCCCGCCCACGCGGCGGCGTGGGGCGTGTCAGTGGGCTGGGAGAGGTTCAGCTCGATGGTCCAGCTCCTCGACCCGTCAGGAGCAGGAAGCGTCCACCCCGTGATGTCCCCACTCAGGGTCGCGTGCAGGACGGCAGACTCTGTGAAGGCCGACAGGTCCACCACTCCGCCCCACTCGAGGCCGGTCTCGACCTGCATGATCGTGTCGCCCGACAATCCTCGAGGCCCCCGCAGGTTCCCCAGCGTCACCAGCTCACTCATGCCACCCTCCCAAAATCGCCCGAATCCATGGCCATCCACACGTCACCAGCAGCCGCCGACCCCGGCAGGACCTCCGACATGGACGAAAGCACGATCACCGGGCGCACCAACCCATGCAGGCTCCCCGCGTCCACTGCCCCCCAGTCCGCCGAATCCGCCGCGATCCACCCGTCGCCCTGACGAGCCGACCCCGGCAGGAGCGCCGGATCCGCATGGCCCAGCACGTGCGCGGGACCTGCAGCAGGCATCCCCGCCACGAGGCGGCACAGGTCCAGCATCGTGCGGTCCTGCCAGCCCTCGCCCAGCGCCTCCCACTCGCCCCACGTCACCACCGGTGCGGCGCCGGACATCTTCGTCTCGCGAGGGTCCACACCCCGCCACGGCAGTGACCACGAGCGGGCCGCCACGTCAATACGCCCAGTCCGCTGAGACTGAGCCGCACCCAGCACCACGAGACGCACCGGCGGAATGTCACAGTCGGGCACCTGACACTCGCGTGGAGAGTGGATCGCGATCACGGGGCCACGATGATCCGCACCCACCAGATCCCGCATCGCCTGCGTATGATCAGCCAGCGTCCGCGCCCGCAGCGTGCCCGTCGGAGTCGATGGGCGCAGGGACCACCGCGACACAGGGGAGCGCACACCAGACGGGTCGAACATCGCGACCCTCGGGTCCCACTCGTCCGAGTCGTCGCCCAGCCACGCCAGACTCACGCGGCCACGACCACGAGCATCAGTGAGCATGTGCCCGTCATCCCGCCGGATCAGCGTCACCGTCTCGGAGCCCACCGTGTAGGTGGTCTCCACGCCGGGCTCAGCCAGCGCATCCGACACCAGCACCGGGCCGCTCCCATCAGCCAGCACGCGACCACCACACGCCACGCGCACAGGATCCGAACTGTAAATACTCGGCAATCCAGTATGCGACGCCACCCAGCCGACAATAGCCATGACAGCCCCCTACGCCCGATCCCACTCATACACAGCCCGATCAGCCTCCACGCGCATCCGACCCACCAGCGCACCGTCGGCATCCACCACCACCAGAGTCGACGGCATGGACACCACCGGCGCCGCCACGCTCACACGAGGAGAGAACATCGACGACGGGACCCGACCGAAAGCGCCCGATCCGACTGCCCCGCCGCCAGCGAGCCCCACGCCCATGGCCCGCCGGACAGCCGCCACACCATCCCGACGCACAGCAGCACGCAGCGCATAGACGGCGCCCTGACCGCCAGCCGCCAACACCTCCGCCGCCGTCCACATGTGCTCACCATTCGACCCCCAGATCGGCACCTCATCAGACGTCCCAGTCCCAGGGCCGATCACGGCGCCGCCAGTTGCGAAAATGCTTCCGGTAGAACCGTTGCTAATTCGCCCGAGCTGCACGTGATCCGTGTACACGGTGATCGTCTTCGAGCTGGGGATATTCGCGAGAGCCTGCCTAATCGAAACAATCTTCGACGTGGCCTGATCGTTCGCCGTAACCGTTGTCACAACGCGATCAGGAATCAGCCCATACTCGTCCGCCAACGCCTCAGCCGCCTGCTGATTCATCCCCATCTGTGTGGCCGTCTGGATGAACGAATCTCGGGTAACTTGCATCTGCGCTCGAAGATCAGCATTTGACGCGCCCTGATCCTTCATCGACTGGATGACGTCCCAACCCTTCTTGGACGTGTCCAGCATCGTGTCGTTCGCCAGTCGGCCGGCCTCCGAGTAGAGGTCCCACGCGGCCCCGCCCTCGGTCACAGCGGTGCCGAGTCCGGCGACAGCGTTCCCATTCTCGTCGACATAGCCCGTGAGCTGCTTGACGGCGTCAGCGTTGGTCGCCAACTGCTCCGCCCACGCGCCCTGAGCCTCGTCCACGGACATGTTGACGTCGGCGGCCTCTTTCTGGGCGTCGATCAGGTCGGACAGTGCGTCCGCCTGAGTCTGGATCGCGTCAGCAGCCTCCTGCGACGCTCCCGTCGTCCCCTCAGTCGCGAGCTTGAGATCCCCGTTCGCCGCAGCGAGCATGTTCGACTCGTCCAAAGCGACACCGGACGCAGTAGCCGCGTCCAGCAGGGCCGACTTGTAGGCTGGCATGACCTCCAGGAGGCGCCGGCCAGCCTCGTCCGACCCGCCAGCCTCCTCCCACATGGCGCGGAACTGCTCCTGCGCGGACGGGAGGTCCGTTGACGCCACCTCGGCCAGCGTCTGACCAATGGCCTTGAACTGTTGCTGAGCTTTCAGGGACGCCGTGTCAACGCTTCCGCTCAGTCCGGTCAGCCAGTTGTCAAACTTCTGTCCGATCGACGGGTCAGCAGCTGCCTTGAGGGTTTCCGCGAACTCGTTCGCGTCTCGCGCCTGATCATGCCAGTACCCCGACCACACGCCGTTGAAAGCCGCGCTCAGGTCGATCGACCCAGTGGTCTTCAACTGGTTGTTGAAATCAGAGACGCCCTGCGCCTCCTCCTGCCACTTGTTGTCAAGCGTGTTGACGAGGCCGCCATACAGCGCGACAGCGGCACCGGCCAGGCCAGCGGCCTTCCCGACGCCCTTCAGGACAGTCTCGGCCTTGCTTCCGGAGAATCCGAGAGAATCGAGAGCCGTCTTCATCTCCAAGATCTGGGGGATGACCTTCATCGCCATGCCAGTGAGCCCGGTCCCAGCCGCGACAAGGGCGAGGGCGGCGAGAGCACTCTGCTGGACAGGTGTGGGGAGAGCGCCGAAGCGATCGACAAGCGACTCAAGCCCCTGGACGAGGCCGCGGATCATGTCGTTCATTCCGGACCCGCTCTTGATGAAGACGGTCTCCAAGCTCCCGCCGAGGCGCTCGACATCGCCGCGCAGATTGTCTGTCTTCTGTGCGGCTACACGTGCCGCGTACCCCTGGTCGTTGACCTTGTCGATCCATCCTTGGATGCCGGTCTGGCCCTGCTCGTAGAGGACGTTCGCAGCTCGGACGGCGTCACTGCCGAAGATTGTGGCCATCGCGGAGTTCCGCTGCTCGACCGTGAGCCCGGACAGGGAAGACTGGAGGTTTCCAGCAAACTGCGCCAATCCGATGAAATTCCCGGACGCATCGTAGGCGCTGATCCCGAGCTGATCCATGAGGGCCTTCGCCTCACTGGACTGCGGGGTGAGCCGCTGCAACATGCTCTTGAAGCTGGTGCCGGCGTCGCTCCCGATCAGGCCGGCCGACGCGAACGCAGTCAACGCGCCCGTCGTCTCCTCAATGCTGAGGCCCGTCTGAGAGGCGACGAGGCCACCCTGCTTCAGAGCCATCCCCAGGTCCTCGACTCCGCCCTGAGCCTTCCCGGCACCGGCCGCCAGCAGGTCAGCCACGTGCGAGACATCTGAGCCCTTGAGCTTGAACTGGGTGAGCGCGGTCGCGGCGATCGACGCCGCATCCGACACCTCCAGACTCCCAGCCGCAGCGAGATCCAATGCTCCGGCAAGCCCGCCAGAGAGAATGTCCGCCGTCGACACACCAGCCTTGGCCAGCTCATCAATCGCCCCAGCAGCCTCAGTCGCGCTGAACTGCGTGTCCGCCCCGGCCTGGATCGCCGCCGCGCGCAGCAGCTCCATGTTGGCCGCAGTCTCCTGCGTGTCCGCCTGAACCTCAGACATGGCCGAGTCGAAGTCAGCGAACTTCTTCACAGCGACGGCGACCAGCGCACCAGCGGCGGCAGATGTTGTCAGGAGCCCCGTGGAGACGGTGCTCCACGCTTCCTTCTGGAGCTGCGCAGACTGGGCGAGACGGCCGAGCGACGTGTCGGCAACCTTCCCCGTCTTGTCACCCTTCGCCGCCAGCTCCTCCAACGACTTCGACGCCGAACGTAGTTGCTGATTAAAGTCAGCGACATTCGCCTTGAGGAGGACCGAGATTGATCTCGTACTCATCACAGCACCTCACTATTCAGTTCGTCATCAACCGGTCCTCCGGGGCGGGTATGATCGCGAGCATCATCACCAATTCCGCAGGAGCGTTCCCATGTCGATCGTCGGCACAGTCGTTTTCCTCGTCATCATCTCGGCACTCGTCATCTCGATAATCGCGCTCATCAAGGCGCAGAAGGCAGAGAAGACAGCGACCGACCTCCAGGCCCGCTACATCAGCGCCCTGGAGCGCGGACGCGGCGAACCGGACTCGTCTACTCCTGCCCCGTGAATATGACTTTCGGCACCATTCCGGGCGCCGAGTGCTTGTCCTTGTGGTCGGCTTGCCACTGGTCCCAGGCGAGCTGAGCGTTGTCCTGGACCTCGCGGACCTCGAACCAGCCCTCCGTGTCGCCCTCGGTCAGACGCCGAGGGTAGCCGAACGCGCCGACCCGAGTCGCCTCATACCCATCGAGCGCTTGGGCGAGCATGGAGTCCACGACGGTCCAGCCGTCGCGCCTCACGCCAAGGAACTCCGTGGGAGCCTTCCCCCACTTGCGCGCACTCTGGAGCGCCCGGACAGCCCACATGTTCTTGGGCTGGTCCAGGCACTCCGTCAGGAAGGGATGGACACCACCGGGACCCGCGAGTTGGCGGCCAGCACTGCTCCAGCGATCGTCTCAGCCTGTGGGCGGACGCGCTCCAGCAGAGTCCGGTACTGGTCGGCTGTGAATCCGGCGGGCTCGGTGACCTGCGCGGCCACCTGCTCGATCACGCGATCCTCGTCCGACATGCCTGCATCCTTGAGTGGCTTCGTGAAGGCGTCGATCTTGTCCTGCGACCATGCGACGACCTTCACGGTGAGCGCCGACTCCTCCAGAGCATCGATGATCTCGGCGGCCTTCTCCCCGAGTTCCTTCACGCGGGCATAGTTCTTGGAGAGCTTCGCGTTGTCCATGTCGAGCTTGATCTGATCCAACTCAGCCAACAGCGAGCCGCGCGCGTAGATCCGCACCGAGTGCTCGACAGGCTCCACACCATCGATCCACCCGGCCAGGTCGAACGTCGTGGGGTCCAGCTTGCTCGCCTCCTGCTCCACCGGCTTCTGCACGGCGGGCGTGGCGGCTTCCATCTCATCCTCAACAGCCATGATGTCCTCATCTCGAAAGCGTGTGTGTCGTCCTCAGGGAGTGGTGCACCCCCGCCCGGGAGGACGTCCGGGCGGGGGGCGATTGAGGGGTCAGGCCCCGGCAGCGACCACACCGTGCTGGTGATCCTGCACGAACAGGGGAACGGTGCGCTTGATGTAGCCGGCGAAACGGTCAGACGGGGGCTGGGCAGTCCCGAGGATCACCTCGTAGTACTCGTATTCGTCACCCGCCAGCCACGCGTCCGCCGCGTTCTTCCCCTCGCGCTCGAACATGTAGACGGTCGCGCCCTCCTCCTTGAGGAGGTCCCACACGGCGTTGTCAGCCTCGATGAGCTTCCCGTCCGCATCGAGGTACCAGAACGGCGTCACGCTGCCCTCGTAGGTGGCGGGGCCGGGCGCGTTGCCCTCGCCCTTCTTGCACGCCTCCTGCTCCGTCACGGACGAGTTGCCCGTCGCGCCGAGCTTGTAGTCCGCCTTGTTGATCGAGCACATGATGTCCACCGCGCCCGCACCGGTCAGGTCGGCGGCCGTCATCGCGGCAGGAGCGGTCGGCTTCGTGGTCAGCGCGGTCAGCTTGATCCGCGCGTCCGCCAGAGTCTTCGGCATGTCAGTTCTCCTTCTTCGTCCGGCGCGGAGTGCGCACCTTCGGCTCAGACGGCTCCGGATCTTCCGACGCCGCATCCTCGGCAGACACGTCCGCCTCGGGCTTCTCCGGCGCCAGGTCGGCGCCGAAAACGGGGTGGCCGATCCAGTGCTCAGGCACGTTCACCCACCGCCCCTCCTTCACGTTCCACACGGTCTTGAGGGCCATGAGGTCACTCCTTCGTTGCTTGGAGGCGGCACTGGATGACCGCCCACCTCGGGTAGGTGTTGCTCGGGCCGTCCATGACGACGGTCGAGGTCTGCACGGGCTGCGTGTCCACGACCTCCAGCGGGAACGTCCGCCAGCCGGGGATGATGGGCGTCCACCCGTGCAGGAGGTCAGTCGCGCCCTCGCACATGGCCAGGACATTGCTCGCCGACGAGTGCACCAGCGTCACGTTGAAGACCTCGGACAGCTCCCGGTCGCAGCCCGCAGCCGTCACACTGCGAGGCGTTGCAGGCCGAGGCGTGACGAACGAGTAGGGGAGCGTCGAGTTCCCCGGCGGGTCGCCCAGAGTCGCGGGGACCGGCTTCCCGGAGGCTGTGAGCGTGGCGAGGCGATCCGTGATCGCCTGGTAGTGTGCGCGCGTCATCCGAACAGCTCCTCCGCCAAGTCAGCCAGCGCCTTCTCGAACCGAGGTGCCTCAGCCTCCAAAGCCTCACGCGGATCAGCCACCGTGCCTCCACCACGAGGCGTCCCGAAGATCGCCACGTTCGCCAGCGCACCCTCGGGCTTCGTCGGCCCGATCTCGGCAGACAGCTCGTTGCCCTCCGTGTGGAGGTCGTAGGACACCGTCTGCGCGACGAACCGGAAACCCGGGTTGTGGGACTCGCGGAAGCTGTCACGCATCTGGTTCTTGATGTTCAACGCGCCCTTGCTCAGGACAGGGATCGCGTGGCGGGACAGCTCACCCGGGATGCGCGTGAAGTCGGCGGCCAGCTCCCGGACCTCGTGGGCGTCGATCGAGACCTCAGGCATTGGAGTTCGCCACCTCCTCGACAGGCAGGCGCTGAGCTGTCGCGTAGGTCTTGTCCCACGGCGTGACAATGCGCAGATCTCGCCGGCGTCCATCAACACGGACGAGATCCCCAACCTCGAACGGTCCAGAGCTGACGGGTACGTGCACCGAGTAGCGGAGGACCGTAACCGGAGACCCTGCCGAGGTCGCCTGCTGTTCGTAGGGCTCAAACGACTGGACCTTGCACTTGCCCTCGTAGACGGGCACATCCACCGTGGTGTCGTATCCTTCTTCGTCCACGATGGGAGTCGGGCGCAGGATCGTGCACGAGGAAGTCATCAGCCGCTCCGCAGCCCGCTGGCCGGCGAGCATCGCACTCTGTGCGGTCATGACCACTCCTCGCCGGGTCGCCGCCATGGCTCGCACCTGCGCGGCCAGCCCACCCACGGCTGCGGGTTCACGAGCGGCATGAACGCCCCCGTCGTGGACCCGTCAGGAGAGAGCAGCGCCCACTCCTCATCCGTGATGAACAGGCTCGCCTTCGCTGCGTCAGCAGTGAGCCCGTAGGAGTAGTCGTCGATTCGCTCGTTCTGCTTCCCCTCAGGGTTGCGGACACGGCGCGCGACGGATTCCTTGACGACCATGCGCAGTATCTCGGGATCCAACGTGGAGAGGTCCCCGAGTCGGGCGGAGATGATGAGGTCAGCGTCAGAGATCCAGGCGTTGACCTGATCGATCTCCTCGGCCGTGTTGATGGGGCGGCCGAGCGTGGTCGCCACGTCAGAAACGCTTGCAGAGGCCACGCTGGCCACCCCCTCAGTCGGACATCTTGGACTGGCGGCGCTTCGGAGCGGCCCGAACTCGTGCTGCCTCGACGGACCTGTAGCCTGCCGCCGTGTACGCGGAGACCCCGGAAGCGGAGACGGTCACCTTGGAGCCGTAGGGGCTCGTCAGGGTGACCGTCTCCTCAACGGGACGCTTCCCGGTCACGGCGTGACCGTCTTGATGAACTTGGCGAACGCCCCGGTGTCGGCGACGACGAACCCATACTCGGCCTCGGCGCGGACCGCGACCAGGTTGTGCTCCCACAGGGAGGTCAGTGCCCCGTTGATGGTGACCGTCGCCTGGGTGGAGACGTCGTAGGAGATGCCCCCGCCCACGACGCCCCACGCGGACTTGGACCAGTCGCCGAGGAAGCCGACCGTGGTCCCGTTGGCGAAGTCGTCCTCCAGGAAGGAGGTGCGGCCCAGGAGGCGGCCACGCTGGACGGACTCGGCGGTGTCCGTGTACTCGGCGGCGGCGAACAGGGGCCGACCGTCGTTGTCCTTCGCACCGAGGAAGTCCACCTCGACGGTGGAGTCGAAGGCGAACCCACGAGCCTTCTTCTTGTCGGTGAGGAGGAGTCCGATGCCGGAGACGAGATCGTCATAGAGTGTCGTGCCGGTGCCCAGCGTGACGGACTTGGTGGTCTCGGCCAGGTAGTGGTCGAAGGGGCCCGTGCCCGTCCCGTCGCCGCCGACGTTGTAGGCGGCTGCCAGATCGAAAGCGGTCGCGAACGCCTCGGCGAGGAGCTCACGCAGCTTCTCGGAGTAGCCCCCGGGGTTGGCGCGCACGACCTCGGCGGAGGTGACGGCGATGGCGGCCAGCTTCTTCGGCTTCATGGGGATGAGGCCGAGAGAGGCGTCCGTGGCGGGCTTCTGCCCCGCCTCAGAGACCCAGTTGGCGACCGGCTTGCCGGTCACGATGGGGAACTCCTTGCCGGAGGCTCCCAGCGGCTGCTGGGGGGAGAGCTGCATGATCGCGGACTGCTTGCGCGCGTCCTCGAAGATGTAGCCCGCCTGCTCGGGCTTGATGAATCCGGTGAAATCACCGGTGGTCTTGGGTGCCGTGACGGCCATGATGGTGCTCCTTCTGAGCGTAGGTGTGTGATGGGTGGCGCTACGCGATGCCGACTGCTGCGCGGAGGCTCTGCTCCAGCTCGTCACCGTTGAGTGCGGCATCGGTTGCGCCCTGCGTCATGTCGGGTCGCATCCCCAACGGCTTGGCCGCGTCCGCCTTGGTGCCGGGCGTCGGATCGGAGGCTGCAGGCGCCGGATGGAATGCTGCGAGCACCTCATCCGCAGACGCCGCCAGTTCCTCGGCTGACGCGCCCTGGACGAACTTCTCCAGTTCCTTCGGGATGCCCTTGTCGCGGAACACGCTCACGCGCGCCGCCTCGACCTGAGACTTCGTGGCCGACTCTGTGGCCTCCGTGAGCTGCTGGGAGAGGGTCGCCCTCTCCGCCTCCCACTTGGCCTGAGCGTCAGCCAGCGCCTTCTCTGCCGCCTTCCGAGCCTCGCGCTCGGTGGCGATCGCCTTCTTGCCCGCATCCCCCAGCTCAGGCTGGTCGGTGGCAGGCGTGTCCGTGGTGGTGGTATCCGACATGGTGTTGCTCCCTGAATCGCTCGGGGGAGCCCAAGGCGTCGCGCCCAGGGCACGTTGAACCCGCCCCGGTCGGGGTCGGGTGGAATATGCGGCAGCTACTTCGCTGCCGTGCGGAGGGCCTGACGCATTGCCACGGCCTCACCGTTCGTGGAGATGGCCGCCAGGTAGCGTTGCTCAACCTGGGCCGCAATCTGCGGCGTGAGGGGAGTGTCCACGGCGCGGATCTTCGCCCCACCCCTGCGCTCGACAGCAGCAGAGGACCATGGGTTGCGGCCCTGGAGGACGTCCAGCCAGTCACGCTCCGCCTCGTAGACACGGCGCTCGGCTGCAGTCATCGTGTAGACACTGCCGTCTCGCACGCCGGTGGCTCTGGCCTGCAGGACCGCCTGGGATGCTGCTCGACGAGCGCCGCCCCTGCCGAACTGGCCGAACCCCTCGACGGTGCCCCTCAGGACGCCTCCGGGAACCTGACCGCCCCGCAAGATGTATCCGTGCTGTTCGAGGAGCTGTAGGGCCTCCGCTCGGTTGCCGCCCGCCCACTGGTAGATCAGCTCCGGAGTCGCGCGACGCTGACCCGGCTGCAAGAGACCGTAGGCGTTGCCACGCCTTGTCGTCCCCTCAGTCGTGAACAGTCCCGTGCGAGTCATGCCACGCTGCGCGTTGACGACCTGGTAGATATCTGCGCCATCCTGAATAGCCTTCGCATTGGCCTCGCCGAATACGCGCGCCCGCTCGGCCTCCGACATGCCGTTGAACACCTCGTAGGGGTCATCGGCCCAGCCGTTCGCAATCGCCTCCGCACTGGAGTCCACGCGGGCCGGGACATGCTGACAATCACAGTTGGGGTGACGCTGAAACCCCGCGTTCCACCGGTAGAACCTGCCCGCCAGAATGATGCAGTCCTTGCAGGAAGGCGGGTTCACCATGCGCACGTAGCCAGTCGCTGGGCGGGCCGTGACCATGATGCCCATTGCCTGCCGCGCCGCATCTGCGATCGTCGTCTTGACGATCATCGAGAGCTGCTTGGCGGCACTGTCCATGGCATCCGAGACGCCCATGCCGTTGCCGATGCGCGTCTTGGCAGTCGTCGCAGGAGAGTAGAGCAGCCCGTCAAGATCCCGACCGTCAGCAGCAAACCCACTGAGCGAGGAGACGTTCACGAACGCATCCGGAGCGCCCCACGAGCCCATCTCACCCAGCGACAGGGACCCTGACAGTGCACCCGACATGGCGGCCACACGCTGCTGCTCAGTGACCGACTGAATGACACCACCGAGCTGCTCACGCCACGACTGGGAGATGTAGTCCGGGGACACGTTCCGCCACGCCCTGCGCGCCACCCTCAAGGCCTTGATCTGTGCGGCCAGGACGTTGCGGTAGTGCTGGGTCGCGGCCTCAGGCAGGTTCGCCATACGCCCCGGCCACCTTCGCCTCCAGCGCCGCCATGTCAGGATCGGCCATCTCAGCAGCGAAGTAGGCGCGCTCCTGATCCTTGCGGGCGTCATCCCACCCGAGCTCGTCCCATGCTCCCTCGCGGGAGATGAGCGCCTTCCCGCCGGCCAGCTTCTGGAGAGCGTCGGCCTTCTGGGAGAACGTTGGAGTAGCTGGATCGTGCCACTGGACATTGACGAGGCCCTGCGGAATGTCCGTGCCGCTCAGCTTCGCCGCAAGCCACAGGGTGGATGAGAGGTCATTGCCCGCCTCGGCATTCACGCGCTCCACGCGCTTGACCAGCTTCGACTCCTCCGCGCGGATCGCACCCTCAGCGGGCGGATTCGTCGTGATGAGACCGAAGTAGCGTGCTGGGAAGCCCGTGACAGACGCTGCGAGCTTGCCGTACAGCTCCACCGTCTCATGGAAGTTCTTGAGGTCGGCTGCACTGAACTGGAACGCCTTCGCGTCCTTGTTGGCCAGGGCGAGGAACGGCTGCAGGTAGTTGAGGAAGCCGTCCAGGGTGTCGAAGTCGGACTTCTTGGCGCCGAAGATCAGGCGCTTCGGGAGGGCCGCAACCTCAACCGCCGCCTGCAAGTTGGTCAACGTTCGAGTACACGCCTCGATGAGGGGGATCACGTCCTCCATCTCCGAGTGACCCACCCATTCGCCCGTCATGCGACGGTTGAAGGATGGGCGCACGGGGACGACGCCGAGGTTGTGCTCGTCGCGGTCATCCTCGACCCACTGTCCACCGGACCAGCGGGCCACCATCGTCATGTCCGGCTGGTACAGGGTCGCCAACGTCGGCTGGCCGAACTCGTTGACCTGAGACAGGCGCACCGCGTAGGCGACCCTGCGGTGACGGCGATCGATACTCACTGCCATCTCGCGCGGGGACTCCACCTGCACGATCGGCAAGCCGTTCAAGTCCTCGTTCGTGCCCACGCTCAGGAATCCACGACCATAGACGAGCCTGTCCCGCTTCCACAGGCACAGCTCAGAGTCCAGGTTGTTCGCATCAGCGATACGGCGGATCACATCCGCTGCACTCTTGTCGTCGGGGACGATGATGCTCTTGACATCCTGGCGCTCCTCGATGGTGTCCACCGTCGAGCGGCCCCAGTTCACGACCAGCTCAAGCTGCTGCAACTGCGGGGGGACAGCAAGACCCATGTGGACCAGCCGCTGCCTCCCCTCATAGAACGACAGCATCTTGCGGTCATACGGCGCACGCTCCGCCAAGAACGCCTGGGCCTTGCGGATCTGGTTCACCTCGGCTTCCGAGATCGCCACGCCGCACCACCCCTCACCATGTGAACTTGATTGGCCCCTCGTCGGTGTCCCACCCCTCCGCGCGCATGTCAGCGGCGGCCTCGTGAGCCATGACATCAGCCATGAGAATGTCGATCTTCATGTGCTCAGCAGGCTTGCCGAGAATGAACTTGTCGCCCCGTTTCGCGACCTTCCGGGCGTGCAGCGCGTGCGACTGGGCCGTCACGTCCGAGGAGTGCGTCGTCAAGCCCTCCGTGAGGTCCTCGCGGTAGCGGACCAAAGCGTTGAACATGCGGTCGATCGCGTTCGTCGGCCACTGCACAACAACGTCGTCTCCGAACTCCGACTCCCACTGGTCGATCTGCGTCTCCCAGTGCCTCGGGTCGCAGTAGAAGCGCGCCACCTGGTAGCGGGCCATCAGCTCAGTCACCGCCGAGACAACCTCGCCGCGAGGAATCCGCTCCGCCGGCCACTCCTCTGGAGCCCACACCGTGGGGCGAGAGTCAGGGCCATACGTCGGCGTGAACCGGTAGCCATCCATCGTCTCCGCTCGGATCGCCGTCCAGTCGCCCGACCGGGACCCGTCGAAGCCGAGTGTTACCGCAGTGCCATCCGGCACCTCACGATCGACGATGTGGTCCTCCCACATGGCCTCCGTCAGGAAGGACCCCTTGCCCTGCACCAGACGGTTCCCGAAGAACCGCTCAGCCTGCGTCGGATCCGTCTCTGCGAGCTCAGCAGCCTCCGCGTCAATGCCCTTCACGTCCACCCACGGGGAGTCCGCGTAAACGTACAGGTGGATCTTGTGACGCTCCCGCTTGTTCCCATAGGACAGGTCCGTGGGCGGCTTGCGGTAGTAGCGGAAGATGTCCTTCTGCTTCGACGTGAACGCCAGTTGTGCCGCCGACGTCTCCATGGGGTCCCACGGGTTCGTCAGCTCAACCGTGCGTCCCTGCATGGCAGCTACGCCACGGCGCATCGTCTGCCACGTTGAGAGAACGCCGCTCTCCACCGTGTACAGGCCAGACTCGTCGCCAAGCGCACCGTTGAGCGGCTGGCCCAGCTTCGACCGAGCCTTGGACGTCAGGGGGACGATCTTGCCTCGGTTCGGGAGGCGGATGAAGTCCTCGCCCACCTTCACGAAGTCGTTCAGTGGGCCATTCTGGATCATCGTCTGCAGTGGCTCGTACACGTTCGCTGTCTGAGACTCGGCGAACGCCAGGAGGCCCAGCAGAGCCTTCCGACGTGGAATGCCCATCGCCTCGCCACGCTCGTACTCGTATTCCCAACCGCAGTAGCAGCCATGATCGGCGCAGCGGTAGACCTCGCCACCCTCGGCCCAACCGGCGAACTGCGTCGGCCCCACAGCCTCCGCCAACAGGAACCCGGCACCCCACGGGGACTTCCCGCACTTCTGGGGTCCCACGATGATCGAACGGCGGTAGTGGAACGGGGCCAGCACCCGGCGAGCGTCGAACTTCGCGTCCGGTTCGACCCGGTAGTGGTTGATCGTGCAGAACAGCTGCCAACCGTTGAATTCCAGCGGGTCACTCTCGAACACGCCGGACGGAACCGCGCAGTGAGCCTCCACCCAGTCCGTGACGAGGTAGCCGAGCGAGTGGAGGGGATTGAAGTCGAGAGTCAGTTCGTCAGCGGCCCCCACCGTTGACCACCTTGAAGTTGGCGCGCTCACGAGACGACTTCTTGCGAGTCGCCTTCGTCTTGGGCGCATCCTTCTCAGAGTCGTCAGCAGCAGTGATCGTCCACCGGTTTAGCGTGAGGCCAGCAGGGGTGAGGCCGATCTGCTCAGCCACCTTGAGAAGCGCCGTCTTGTCAGCCGCCTTCGCGTCCGACTGCTCGCACGTCACCGCCAAGCGAACCCACTGGGCGACCGTGTACCAGCGCCACGGCTCCTTCTCCCACGCCACAGCCTGCGGAGTGGTCCACGCCCACTCCCACAAGTCCTTCTCGCGCTCAGCCCACACCTCGGTCGCACCCATGTCGGACTCGCGCTTGCCGTCACCGTCCACATCGAAGATGACCATGCGAGGCAGGGGGAACTCCGGCGTCTCACCGTGGCGGCCATCAGGCGGCAGAGCGGCGAACGACAGTCCGCGACGCTCGGAGCGTGCCGAGTTCGGATCAGGAGCGGGGCCGGAACGTGCTCGTGCACCTCCAGATGTCATCGTCGAACCTCCGAGTCATCACAGGCGCATCGCGCGCACCATGAACGTCCACTGGGCATCGCGCCGCAGCGGGAAAGCGAGGGGTGTCAAGGGGGTCGGGCCGGGATTCTTGAACTCGCCGGACTCTTTTCACTTCTCCCCGGCGGTCCGGCGGCGTGGGCGCTCGGGGTACCCCCCTGGGGGGTGTGGCGGTTGCCGTCAGCTCACGGTGTTCGATGGTTGATCATGGTTCAGACCATCGGTGCGACGCGCGTCCTGCTGCGCTGAGGTTGCAGCTTGCGTGCTCTGGGCCGCGAAGGATGGTGCGGTCCTCGTCGTCGTGGCCCATGTGCCAGTTGCTGTCGGGCTCGATGGGTTGGCCGCACCTCCAGCAGGTGACGCCGCCAGCTTCGACTGCGCGCTTGGCTCGTGCTCGTGCTCGCCAGTAGTCGCGGTCGTACCCCCGCTGCCGTGGGGTGCCACGGCGGGCGTCGTAGGCGGCCTGGTGGTCGGGGCAGTACCGCGTGCCGACGGGGATGAGCTTGGGGCAGTTTGCTCCTGCGCATCGCCGCTTGCTCACTGTCCGCCTCCCCCTGCTCGCCTCGCCCTCTCGCCTGCCTGTGCCCGTAGCCCCGGCCATCCACACGGGTTGGCCGGGGCGCTGGGGGCATGAAGAATCCCCCGGCCATCGGCGCGGGGGGTGAGGTTGGGGCTGGATACACTCCGGCCCCACAAGCGTTACGATACCACGTTCATGCGGCGGGCTGTGTACTCGCCATGCGTGTGGCGATGTCGTTGACGCAGTAGCGGCTGCCCTCCTTCCTGACCTTCTCCTCGAACACCCACTTGCGCAGCGTGCCGCCCTTGAGTGTGGGGAAGAGTTGCTGGACTTCCTTCATGGTGGCGTAGGCGGGGGCGTCGTCTTGGTCGGCGGCCCTGAGGCGTCGGAGTGTGGCGGCGTCGAGGTTGTCGATGGTGTGGTGGTTGGGGCAGATGGGGAGGTTGATCTTGCCGTGGTCTCCGAGGATCCATTCGATGCGGGCGCCGCAGGTGGGGCAGGTGCCTTCGTGGAGGCGGTCGGGGTGGACGAGGTGCTGGACCCTGCCGTGGACGCCCGCGATGTCGGCGGCCAGGAAGTCCCATTGGGCGTGTGGCATGTGGTCCTGTGCCCAGTCGAGGTGCGCCAGGAGGTAGGGGATGTCGCCGGGGATGAGCCGTTCGGGGCCGATGGTGCTGGCGCGCCATTCGCGGATCTCGTCGACCCAGTGGCCGAAGGCTTGGTGGACGCCGCACTGGGTGTGGATGCCGAGGGGCCCGTTGTCGAGCCACGTGTCGATGTAGCGGTCGACGTTGCCGGGGGCGGGGGACGCGGAGCGTTTGGGTCCGAAGTTGGCGGATCCCATGCCGGCGCCGCGGACTCGGGCGGCGTCTGACGGTGTGGCGGGGAGCAGTGGCGTCCACTCGGCGAGTTCGGCGAGTTCTCGGCGCACGGTCTGGATGTCGGTCATCAGAGTTCCTTCCCGCAGCGCTCGCACCTGATGGGGCGGGGCGCCTGCGTCCACGGGTTTCCCGCGTAGTCGGCGCGGTGGATGCCGAACCGGCAGAGAATGCGTCCAATCACTTCGTGTCCTCCTTCCAGTCGGTGACGAGGCGGGTGCGGGCGGACTCTCTGATCCGCGTTTTGCATGGCTCCGTCACCTCGTAGGACTCGTCCACATCGAGGTCGGGTCGGCGCGCTGCGAGTGCCCGGGCGACGTCGTCCACGGTCGCCTGGTCGGGGTCGGTGAGCTGGTCGAGAAGCCACTGGACGCCAGCCGCGAAGCCCTCGACGTAACGCCGCTGCTCACACACGAGCAGCAGCCCAACATGCTCGCGCTGCTCATCCATCTGATCCTCGGCCTCGGTGCGCGCCTGGTCGATGATGCTCATCGCGCACCGTCCTCCCAGCCGCATTCGTGGCAGGTCACGGGGAGCGCGTAGCCGGTGACGTGGCGCGTGTCAGCGTCAAGTGTCATGGCGTCGGACTCCCACCACTCGGACCCGCACCTCGGGCACGCGAGATTGGTGGACTTGTTGTCGAGGCCGGGGAACGTGATGACGTTGTCACTCATCGCGCACCGTCCTCGTGGTCGTCGAGCCAGGTGAGGATGGCATCCACCGATTCCTCGGTCTCCATGAGTGAGCAGCGCCTAGACCCTTGACTCAGCCCCTCGATCAGCCTGGTGGGCACTGCGGTGAGCGGGACAGCCTCATCGAGGCGGTCGCGCGGCTCGTCCTCCCAAATGCTGTGATCGCGGGCAAATATAAGCGTCCTCGTGGGCGCCTCGTACTTGAGAAAGGCAAGGCCCTTCATCGACTCGCCAGCGTCCACTCCGCGCACCCAATACAGGCCCGGCTCGGTCGGCCACTCAACAGGCACAGGCTCGGGCTCCTCTTCAGACACCGGCTCAACCAGGGCGGCAGACACAAAACCCGCCCAGTCGTCACCCTCCACCCAAAGGTCACCATCCGGATCAGGAGAAGCACCCACGGTGACGATCTCGCCTACGTGACTTGAGGCGTTGCCTCTACTCCCGTCAACATACGTACCCGGATCGGGGATGCACACTCTGTCACCTTCGCGGAACTCGCGTGCGGCGTTCTGCGGGGCGTCAACCGTGTCACCCGTGGGAGTGGGCGGAGTGGGGGTGAAAGCCTCTCCACGGGGCTGCTGGACCCCTTCTCGGGGGTTCTGCGGCGAACCGTGGTCCCCCGGTGTGGAAGCGTGCGCCGAGACACTCGCGTTCGCCCCCTGTGTGTTCGCCTGCGTGAGGTCGCGGGCGCCGATGTGGGCTCGGATGGATTCCGTGTTGTCGCGGATGCTCGCGATCTCCTCGGCGATGCCGTCGAGGTTCTGGGCGATGTCGCGCAGGAGGGCGACCGCCGCGGCCACCTCCCCCGCGAGAGTCGTTTCAGTGTCAGTCATCGGTTTGTCCTCTCTCGGAAATTGCGGGAGCCGCCCCCAACGTGGAGGCGGCTCGGAGTGTGTTACTGCTGGTCGCAGGATTAGAAGGGCGCTGACTCCGGGAACTGCTGCTGGGCGGGCGGCTGAGACTCCGCGCGCCACGGATCCCGCTGGACAGCCGGGGCAGGCTGCTGCTGAGCCTTGGGCCGGTAGCCGAGCATCCGCGCGCTCGCGATGTCATCAGCGACTCCCGTCGACCCGTCACGCGCCTGATACTCGCGCTTCACGTGCACGCCACGGATCGACACCTGGTCCCCGCGGTGCAGAAGTTCCGCCCACCGCTCGGCGTCGCGCTCCCACAGGGTCGCCCCGTACCACAGGTCCGCGCCGACGTCCTCCCACTCGTTCGACTGCCTGTTCAGGCGCCGGTGGGTCGCGTTGATCCGCAGATTCAACCGCGCCTTCCCGTCCTGCCCGAACCTCAACTCCGGCTCCGCGATATTCCCCGTCACTGTGATCTCACTGCTCACTGCTGCACCCTCCTTGGGTATGAAGAAGGGCGCCACCAGGATCGGCGGCGCCCCTCAGGGTTGAATGTTCGGTTGTGGTCAGATCAGCGACTCGTCGGGCCCGCTCGCTGCGCGGATCTCCAATCGCGCCCATTGCTTCGGGTAGGGGTCATCTCCAACGAGGCTTCGCCCCATCAGGTAGCGGTCGACGATCTCGCCGACGGTCATGTCGGGCGACAACTCCACCGCGGTGGTGAGGTCGCGGCTCGTCCCGTCCATGTCTTGGTGGAAGTCGATCAGCAGCGCGTTAATGGCGGTCATTGTCAGGATTCCTTCCGGGGGATGTTGTCGTACTCGTCAGAGGCCACAGTCAGCGCGTCCAGTGCTGCAATGTCGGCGCCCGCATCGAGAAGTCGCGAGCGGAGCTGGTCCGGCGTCTGAGCCTTTGTGGCCCCATCGTCGAGGTCTTGGACGTAGTCGCGAGCGAGGTCACCCACGCAGTCACCCCTGCCGGCCTGATCCCTGATCCACTGGTGGAATCCCCACTTGCCGAGAGCCACGTCCGTCTGGATGAACAAGCCGCGGCGAGTGGCTGCCTTGATTTCGTCAACGAGTTCGTCAACGAACCGCGTGATTGGCGCGCCCGATCGGATCGCGTCCTGAAGGTTCAGGAGATACCCGTCCAGTTCAGTTTCCCACGTGTCGGCCAGCCGCGGATCCAGCTCCACGTAGGCGTCGTCACTGCTCATTCGATGCTCCTCGATGTGTCGTCGATGATCTGTGCTGTCTTGCCTCGGCGCAGCAGGGGGATGCTGCCTCGCTTGCCCTGCCGGTTCTTCGCCACGATAGCGTCCAGCGGCATGTCGCCGTTGCGGTCTACGGCGGACGCCAGTTCGTGAAGGAGTATCACCACGTCGGCATCCTGCTCGATTGACCCAGACTCCCGCAGACCAGCTAGTGATGGACGCTGTCCTCCCTTCGTGGACTCTCGGTTGAGCTGGCTGGCGACGATGACGGGGCAGTCGAACTCTTGGGCCATCAGCTTCAAGTCCCGCGTGAACCCAGATACCTCCTGCACCCTGGACTCGACCTTGCCTGCCGACTTCATGAGCTGGAGGTAGTCCACGACGATGCCGGCCATCCGTCGCCCTTGGGCGGTCTCGCGGGCGTGCTCTCGGACGTCCATCGTCGTGCTGGTCGACGTCTCCCCGAACCGGAGGTCTAGACCGGAGATGTAGGTGGCCGTGTCAGTGACCAACGGCCAGTCGCGCTCCAGCGGGTCCGTCCCGTCTGCGAGCCTGCCTTGGAACCGCCACAGTGGGACGTTGCTCTTGGCTGAGATGAGGCGACTCATCACCTCCGTGGGCTTCATCTCGAACGTCTCCAGGAGGACCGGGCCGCGGCGGGCGAGGTCCAGGGCGGCCTGCTGGAGGACGAGGCTCTTCCCGACCGACGTCGCGGCCGCGACGACGTAGAGTCCGCCGGGACGCCACCCGCGGATCCCCTCGTTGATGCCGGCCCACGGGGTCGGCACATACGGGGTCTCGTGCTCTAGCTCGTCAATCAGGCGGTCAACGACGGTCGGGGCGTCCACGGTGCCCGCGGAGTCCACGTCCACACCCTGGAGGGCGGAGAGGACTTCCTGACGGACCTCGCGCACGTCTGCGTTGCCGGTGAGGAGCTGCTGGGCGCGGGTGAGCGCGTCGCCCGTGACCCTACGCAGGCACCTGTCATGGAGCTGGCGAGTGTAAGGCTCTCCGAGATGCCCGGGTGGGGCGACCTGGTAGCAGTCGAAGAGCCACAGGAGACTCATGCCGACGCGAGCCAGCGGCTCCATAGATCCGGCGTGTCCCCAGATTGTCTGTGGATCGACCTGTTCTCCCTCGGCGGCCATCGACTGGATGACCTTCCATGTCTCGGCACACCGGTGGTCCGCGAACCATTCGGCGCGCACGCCGTGGAGGTCGGCTAGGTCGCGGGGAGACTGCATGGCTATCCCGATGATCTGCCGCTCCAGGTCCGGCACGTCAGTCGTCGTCATAGTTGAACCCGTAGGTCACGGCAGGCTCTGGCGGCGGAGTGGGTTTGTCGCGCTGGGCCTGGAGCCTGAGTTGGTCGTACTGCTGGCGCAGCTTGGACAGGCTCAGGATGTTGGCGGACCAGAACGCGTTCCCGGTGACCCACTTGATGCACGTGAGGATCTGGTCGAGGGTGCGTCCGTCCTTGTCGATCATGAGCCGGGCGGCGTCGGTGTTCCTCTTGGTCTCCGTGAGCGGTTTGACGCCTCGCTCTTCTAGGCTTGCGTTGAAAGCATCGAAGATGGCGCGAACGTCGGCACGTTCAAGTGCCGACTTGTTCTTTATCTCTGTCTCTGTCTCTGTATCGTTTTCGTATTCCGTTCGTTGTACGGTTCGTACTTCGGTTCGTTTCCACCGTCGTTCCACATTGGCTCGGTTCGCATCGCTTCGTGCCTCTACGTCGGCGCGCGAGTCCTGCATCTCCGTGAAGTCGTGGATCTGGTAGCCGCCGTCGACGCGTGAGAGCGAACTTGCTCGTATACCGTTCGTAAGCAGTTCGTTCAACGACTCGCATCCCGAATCGGTTAACGAATCGATGTGCCACTTTCGTTCTGCGACCGCGTCGGGGATGAATCCGTCCGTCAGTCCGGCGCGGCTCCAGAGGATCATCTCGACGAGCATCCGGAACGCGGCGTCGGACAGTCCGGCGATCTTCGGATGGTCAGCGAAGCCAAGGTCGAACTTCGCCCACAGTCGCTTCCTCGCCATCGTCCCTGTCCTCCTCTCGTAGTTTCTGTATGTCGGTGATGCTTGCGCCGCCCAGTGCGGCTGTGATCTCTCGCTCGGGCCTGCCCCAGGCGGCGAGGCTTCGGGCGAGGGCCACACTGCGGTCTGCCTTGGTTCGTCGTTCTCTTGGTCTGGCGTGCCGGGGGATCATCGGGGGCTCCTGGTGGTGTCGGCTTGTTGGGCGTCGTTGAGGACGGTTTCCAGGCTGAGTGCTGCCTGCCTGATCTGGTCGGCGGCGTCGGCGAGCTGGCGTGCCTGTCGGATGAGGTCCCGCGACATGTAGGGGTCGAGCGGCTCGTGCCCCCAGATGTAGGGCAGGCCGATGTGGGCGAGCATGTCCTGGTGGGCGTCGCGCAGGCGGGTGATGGCCTGGTTGCCGCGTTCGTTGAGTGATTCCTCGGTGACTGTCCCGAGTTCGACGGGGTCCGGGACGACCCACAGGCGGCTCACTGGAGTTCCTTCCTGATTGTCTGGTCTAGCCATGAGGAAGGCCTCCAGAGGAATGTCTCTGGAGGCCTCGTGACGGCTTGGAGTTCCCGCATCCATTCGCGCTGGGCGGGTCTGAGTCTGCCGGTTTCGGTTTTGAGTTCGGCGAGGATGAGCCTGCCGTGCCCGACCATGACGAGGTCGGGGAGGCCGGGAGCGTTGCGCCTGGAGTCCTGGTCGTGGAAGACGCGCCACCCGTAGAGCTGGGCGAGGGCGGTCACGCTGTCTTGGAGCTGGGCCTCGGTCATGGCGCGCGCCGCAAACGACGTGCCGGTCATGATGCGTCCTCCCCCCACAGCGGAAGTGCCTCATTCGCATTGAGGCAGCTCGGGCTCATCCAGAGACGCTCGCGACGACCATTCTGCGGGTTCGAGGAATAGCCAGATCCCTGCCCGCCTATGGATTCCTTCTTGCGCCAGCCAATCTCCAGTAGCTCATCGTTGTCATCGTCGTAACCGGCCAGGACTATCCGCAGCTTCGGGTCTGCGTTCTTGCACCACTCAAGGACATCGGTGGGCACTCGTGGATCCACTGAGACCGCATAGATATCTTCGCTGGTGGACACATACGGCGGATCCAAGAACACTCCGACCGTTCCCGGCCCCACACTCAGGGCGAGTACCGAAGGTGCTAATGGACGAGTCCAGTCTCCCGCAGTGATGCGCACCCGCATAAGCCTCTCTTGAAGCTGCCTCAGGTACTCCGTCGCCCGAGCCGCGTACGTGTCCCCATAATGCTCTGGTTGATTGCGAAGGAATCCTCTGAACGTGCCGCCAATGTGGGGAATCTGCCGCGTGATCCCCGCATCACTGTGTTCAGTCTTGACCAGTCTGCCATCCACCACATGCCAAGGTCCCCCGACCCGCATTCCCTTTCCAAAGGAGCAGGCTGCAGAGTAGAGCCACCATCCCGCAGCCTTCGTGTCGTACCTCTCGGGGTCACCTTCTAGCCAGGAAACTGGATCGGAAGCTCGCCATCTGGCGAGCCATGCGCTCCGAGCGTGATAGTCAATCTCTGACACAGGGTCAAATCCTGCTTCGATAACACCTTCCGGGTCGTGCTTTATTGCCCGCCAAGCATTGATTAGCAGACCGTCAGCGTCGTTGATCGTTTCGACCCGTGGCCCCTCGAACGGCGGGCGTCCCAGCAGAACAGCAGCTGACCCTGCAAATGGCTCGATATAGCCACCGACATCACCCAGCGCTTCCCATACGGCGGGTGCTGCATTCCGCTTCCCTCCAAAGTAAGGGAAAGGCGGCATTAGCTGATATTCAGGCATGCGATGTCCCCATCCCACGTATGTGCGACTACCACTCATGCCGCCTCCTTCTCCGTCAGCCACTCGTTGGACGGCACGTCGATGGTGAGCTCCTGCGTGCCGCTCATGCTGCTGTTCTCCATTCGCGCATTCGCTGCTGGGATGTGGTGCCGCCCCAGACTCCCCAGATTTCGTGCCGTCTGATCGCCCACTGGCGGCAGGCCGCCTGGCAGGGGCATTGGGCGCAGATTTGGCGGACCGCGGCCGACGGTCGTTCTCCTTTTTCGGGGAACCATGCTTCGGGGTCTGCCTGAGCGCACAGGGCGCCGGGGAGCTGTGGGACGCGGACGCGCAGTCGCACGCTCATGACAGTGCCTCGACGTGGACCGTGCCCTCCATGCCCTGGGGGATCTGGATGATGGCGGGGATCCCGTCTGGACTGGTGACGCGGAGCCACCACATGTGGGGGAGCGTGTCTGAGGGGACTCCCATGGCGTCGAGCGTTCCCTCGACAACGCCTCCCGCTGCGTCGTCGCCCCACGTGACGCTCACCGACATCCCGGGGCGCAGGTCGTGCAGGCTCACGCCGCGTCACCGCCCTCATCGGGCGCGGGCAGCGGCGCGACCTCGGCGCGGAGCTCCTGGACGCGCCGGGTGATGGCCTGCTGGTCGCCGCCCGCAGCCCACATGGCCCGGAGCGTGTCCTCGCTGGTGGCCGCGGCGATCTGCTCGATGGACGGCGTGGGCGGCACGGGGCCGGGTCGCGCGGCCGGTTGAGCGTCAAGGAGGGGCTGCACGGTGATCTGCGTGATCTTCCCGCGCGTCTCGATGACGGGCACGGTCAGCGGCTTGTCGATGCCGGACAGCGCCGACACCCTGATTCCACCGACCTCCTTCCCGGCGTACCGGACGTGCGGGTCGAGGTAGATCGTGGCGCGGCGACCGGCCCACGTGGTCGTGTCCGTGCCCCACGCGGCCGCGAGCAGGCGCCGTACCGTCTTCGCGGGACGCCACGGCCTGTCCACTTCCGCGAGGTGGATGTTGACGGGCTGCTCGGCGCTGCCCGGCGACGCGCTGGTGATCGTGACCGTGCGGGGTCCGCCCGCGAGTTCCACGGCATCCAGCTGGTCGCTCTTGGGTGCCAATGTTTCCGTGATATCCATATCAGAACGTCAACTCCTCATCGAATGTCGTGCGCTCCATGACGGGCATGCCGCTGGTGCGCTGCGTGTAGGTCTCGATGCACTTCGCTGCGGTCTCCTCGAACTCTTCGACCGCCTGGAGGATCGCGTCGCCCCACTTGGATGCCGGGTAGACGCGCTTGATGTAGAGGGGCATGCCCCCGCAGAAGCTCACGTAATCGCACCAGTCACGACCGGAGACGAGGAGCCCCATTTGGATCTGCGCCATGTTCTCGGGGGGCACCTGGTCTTCGAGGATCGTCTGCAAGTGCTTCTTCTGGCGGCGGCTCTTGATCTCGATGAGCCCCTCCGTACCGACGAGGCCGTCGGGGCTGTAGCCGAGCGTGTAGCCGAGCGAGTCCTCGGTCATGAACCCGACCTGAGTGACCTCGACGCCCGTGTGAGCGGCGTAGGCGGCGCGGGCAATCGGCTCTTCGAGGGTGCCGCGCAGCATGTCATTGCTGACGAACACCGGGTCGACGTGGCCGGTGACGCGCTCGGCGATGAGGCTCATGGTCAGCCCGCTCGACGTGTCGTTGTGCGCGGGCTTGAGCATCTTGGTCGTGATCAGCTTGCCGACGACGCTGGCGGTGACGATTCCCCTGCGCGCCTCCAGCCACTCGTCTGTCCCCTGAGTGAGGGTGTCGTAGATCTTGAGGCTCACCGCTCTCTCCTTTCGTCGTGTTGTGCTTGTGGCTGTGTGAGGTCGCGTGGGAGGCGCGGCTGGCCCAGGGAGCGGGCCAGGAGGCGGAGAAGATGGGCAATCATGAGCGGACCTCGATGTGGACTGGGTGGCTGCTGGTCACGGTCACGGTCACGCCGTCATGGGCGCGCCAGTACGTGACGGCCTCGCGCCAGCCCTGCACGACAGCGGCCTGCTGGAGGCTCCGCTCGGGCTCTGGGAGGCTGTCTCCGAGCACGCTGCGTGCCGCCCTGTCCAGGTCGTCCCAGCTCGTGCAGACATCGACCATGCCCTCGTAGACCTGCACGCTGATCGGCTCCACGCGGTCGATGCCGAGCTGATCCACGGCATTGCGCGCCGCGCTCCACGACTCATCCCACAGGCTCATCTGGATTTCCTTTCCTGGACGCCGGCCATGGCGCACAGCCAGCCAGCTAACGTCCGCATTTGCGGGGGTGTCATGGGGATGTCGATGCTCACGGGGATGTCATCGCGCTCGCCCATGCGGTTGGTGATGGCGGCCTCCGTGTCGACGATCAGGCCGTCGAGCGCGGGGCTGGGGGAGACGAACGAGCAGTGGTCGTAGTCGATCGACAGCCCCCGAATGTCCGGGTCCATCACTTCTCCTTTCGGACGAGGGTGGTGCCGGCGAGGCCGACGAGGGTGAGGGTGAGGACCCAGGGGGTGGCGCCGGCCGCGAGGAGGCCGAGCGACACGGCGATCACGCTGAGACTCACGAGGAGGAGAGAGTCCTGGTCGCTCACGGCTGGCCTCCGTCTACTGCCGTGTCGCCGCGTTCGCGTGAGTGCTGGGCGATGAGGACGTGCGTGGGGAGCACGCTGGCGAGTGCGCGCTTCTGGCGGGCCGTGCGCTCACGGATGAGGCGCAGGGCGTCACTGGAGTGCAGGACCTCCCTGGTGCGCTCCAGGCGGGGCCCGCGGCGAGCGGCGAGCTCGGCCTGCGCGTCGCGGATGATGTCCACCGCGATGTCGAGGTCCGCCTTCTCGCTCATGACTGCCCGTCCTCCCGCATGACGCCCGCGGTGCCGAGGGCGACGGCCAGGATCATGAGCGGCAGGCTGAGGGGCCAGCCCACGCTGTCCGCCGCCCAGCACATCGCCACCGCGGCGACCGCGGCGAGGGTGAGGAGAGCGCGCGTCACGGCCAGCTCTCCCTGTCCGAGCGTCGCGAGCTGACGACGTCGCGTCGCCGCACGGGTCTCCGCGTGATGATGCCGGTCGTAGCGCAGGTGGCAGGCCTGGCACATGGCGCGCAGGTTCTCGGGTCGGCAGTCCTCCGGCGTGTGGTTGAGGTGGGCGACGGTCAGGACGACGCGCCCCCCGCGCCGGGTGATGCCACCGTTGCGCGCGGTGCAGCGGCCCTGGTGGTCGCCCCCACACTCGCCGCGGCACTCGCACTGGCCGTGTGCCCGGTCGATGCGGATCTCTCGCGAGATGCGCGCCCAGTCGGCGGGGTACCGGCGCTTCTCCTCAGGACGGATCGGCATCAGACGTCACTCCTCTCGCGATCCGGGCGGCGTCAGCGACGGCGATCGAGGGCGGCCCGTAGTCGCCAAACGCGCCGACTCCGGATGACTCTCCGGCCGCTTCAATGTCGAGGGCGATCTGCTCACGAACGGCCTTCCCGACCGCGGAATCCTTCACGCACTTCGGGCACAGGTCGCCCCACTTGGGGGCGATGTACCAGCCGCGCGCCCGCATCTCGTCAGGCGTAGGAAGCCCGTGCGGCCCGGACTGCTCGTGCGCGAGGTCGCCGGAGCCTGTGCCGCACTGGTCACAGAACCACGTCCACGCGTCGATCTTCGAGCGCGTCATGACTCGACCCCCAGTGCTCGCAGGGTCGGGCACGGCCACGGGACGCCGTACTCGCCGAAAGTGCCGCACTCGGTGCAGCAGTGCGGCATGTCCCCGTACTCGCCGCCGCGGGTCATGTCGTAGCCCTGTGACTCGCCGCCGTCCTGGTGGATGGCGCGCAGGTCCGCGGTGATGGTGGCGCGCTCCGACTGGCGGGCCCGTGCGATCATCTCGGCGACCTCATCCGCGGTGAAAGTGCGGTCACTCATCGGAGTCGCCCCCGATCCCGAGAGCGGAGGCGATGTCAGGGGCTAGCGGAGAATTCTCGCCTTGGGGGTAGAGCGCCCGGAAGGCTCCTCCGTCCCCAACGGGGCAGTAGGTCCCGTCCATCCCGCTTGTGACCTGGAGCTGTCCCACCGCGATCAGGTTCGCGATGCGCTGCTGCTCGACGAGGGCGAGCACGGCATGACACAGCGCAAACAACTCGTCCTCTGGCCCGGTCGAGGACATGGCCTCTGCCGCGTGGTCGATGCGCGTCATGAGAGGTCTCCGTTCACGAGGTGCTGCACTGCTGCACGGGTGAGGCGCCGCGCACTCGGCGCGTGTTTGAGGACGGCCGCCACAGGCATCAGGACGACACCCACGGCGATCACGCAGGCGAGGCTCACCACCTCACGCACCTGCTCCCGCCCGCTCACCGCGCGGCCTCCGCGAGCCCGTGGCGGGCCTGCCAGTCGGCCAGCGTGTCGCGGCCGGTGTGCCGCGCGTCGTGGCGGCCGATGCGGGGAGATGGCCCGTTCACGCCGTGCATCCATGTGATGCCCCGCTCGCTCCTGTGGCGCGGCACGTACGGCTCGCGCTCATCCGGCCACACGACGTCCCCGGGATTGATCTGCTCGATGCTCATTGGTCTGCTCCTTCGCTGCTGAAAATGAGTGGCGCCCCCACCGTCTTCGGCAGGGGCGCTGTGTTGATCTGCTGTTGTGGCGGACTCGGCGGCGGGGGACACGGGGCGCGACGACGACGTTCACTCATCACGTCGGCCACAGCGGCACGCCCAGTCGGATCGAACCGGGCGTCCCACCAGCGGTCGCGGTCGTCATCCGTCCCGTCCCACACCGGCGGGCGACGACGCTCGTACGGGCTCCTCACGATGGGTCCTTGGCTTGTGTTGCCAACCGTGATCGAGAATCTAGGACCTTAGTCCTGATTGGCGTGAACTTGTGCGACTCGACCACTAGATGTGGTGGCGACACGCCGAAGCGTCCACTAGATAGGGGATATGTCCCTCGTAGTCTGTATATGCGGGGTCGCACAAGCGGCTCCGCTTCGCACGAGGACGAGAGGAGGTGAAGGCCATGGCGAAGAACTCGAAGTCCGGCGGACACTACCGCTCGGCCAAGACAGGGCGCTACGTCACCCCGAAGTACGGGAAGAGCCACCCCAGCACGACCGTCAAGGAATCCAAGTAGCCGCTTGCGATATCCGATGGTCTCAACGTGCGGGGTGGCCTCTACCGGCAGTCTACCGGCCACGCCACCCCGCACCACACATTCAGCCCTGCGCGTCATCATCACCTGCCATCCACTCATCCACGTCCACGACGCGATACCGGATCACCGCACCGCGCCTGCCAAACCGAGGACCGCGGCCACCCGACCGCCACCGCTCCAACGTCTTCACCGACACCTGCAACCGCTCCGCCACCTCAGCCGGCGTCAACCACACGCCGCCCATCACGCGGCACCACGCATGATCAGCAGGTGCCGCGACCGCTCCCCAGGATCGCGCGGGAAAACCTCGCGCAACACGGCGCCAGATTGGCCAACCTCCCAGCTGTAGACCAGCGCCCCAGTGGACAGTTGTCGAGTCTCCATCAAGAGGCGTGTCGGTCCGTTGATCAGAAGCGAATCAGCCTCCGATGTGGTCAAAGCCTTCCCTCCGCCCATCACGCGCCCACCCTTCTGGCCGCCGCGAGCGCGTTCCTCACCCCGAGGCGCGCCGTCGGGTCCGCACGATGCTGATCCGAGACGGTCGCCGGGTCCAGGTCCGGCCCACCACGCTTCTGCCGGCGCGGAGCCACACACACACGCCGAGCGTCCCCAGGCGCCCTGCCCGACTGCGCGGTCTCCACAATGTTCCACTCCGACGGCGCGCACCCGGACTTGTAGAGCTGATCAGCGACACGTCTGACCTGCATGCCCGACAGCGTCGGGAGCGTGCGGGCGACCCTCTCTTGGAGCTCCCCGCGAGTCAATCTGGGCATGGTTCTGCCTCGCTTCTCTCCCGCGTAATCGAGGGAGGTAGATAGATGGATGTGGGTCAGGCGGTGCGGGGTTCGTCGCGGAGCCACCGCATCAGCTCGTCGTGCTCGATCAGGTCCCGGCCGATCTTCGTGCCGTTCACCTTCGGGGTCAGGGTCGCCAGGTCACCCGCGGCGATCGCCTTCTTGATCGAGTCCGGGGACAGGCCGCAGAGCTCGGCCGCCTGCTGCCGCGTGTACGCAATCGGACGCATCACGCCACCGCCTCAAGTCGTCCGTCGAGGAACCGCTCGACGAAGTACTGCTGGCCCTTTCCGGTGACTTTCGGCGTCTTGTTGACGGTCACGTGCCCGTCACTGTGCGTGATCGCGGTCTCCTTGATCTCGAACAGGCCGAGCTCCATGGACCGCTGAGTGGGCATGTTCCAGTCCGACCCCTCCCGGCGGATCAGGAACCCCTCGTCGCGCAGCACCTTGAAGAGCCGGTTGGCACCGAGGTCCACGCCGTTGCCCTTGAGGATCTTCGCGAGGTCGCCCACGAGGATGCTGGTGTGGCTGGTGGCCACGGCGTCAGCGAACAGGACCTTTGGGGCGGCCTCCGTGAGGGAACGCTCAGCCTCCCGCCTGCGTGCCCGCTCCGCCTTGAGGTCAGTCGCCAGTCGGATGATCGTGTCCGGGTCGGAGAGGACCTGCTCCGTCATCGCGGGGGTGAGGTAGCCACCGTGGCGACGGACGGCGGGGATGACCTCGTGGGTGACCCACCGCTTGAAGGCGCGCGCCTCCGGCTTCCGCGAGCGCAGGACGAGGGAGTACAGGCCGGACTCGGAGATGATGGCCTTGTTCGGGTTTCCCGGGGTTCCATCACTAATGATGATGGAACTCTTCTCGTCGTCCAGGCCAATGAGCGCTTGCCCGACGTTGCCGAGACCGAGGATGTTGCACACGTCTTTGGCGACGAACCACGGGGCGCCATTGACGGTCACCACCCGAAGGTCGGTAGACTCGTAGGTGAAGGGAATGAGGCCTTGCATGGCGTTTCCTTTCGTCGCTCCCGCCGGGTCCAGCCGGCGGGAGTTTTCTGTCTGGGCGGCGAGCATCTGTCACGCCTCCCAGGGGTTCTGTTTGATCCAGTCGATGACTTGCTTGCGGGTGGTGGCCTTGTGGAGCGTCCAGACGCCGGTGGGGGAGAGGGCGTGCCAGAACCGGCCGCGCTTCTCGACCTGTCCGATCCACAGTTCCCCGGCCGCGCGGGTCTTCGCCCACACCCTGCCGTCGCGGGTCACGCGGGTCGACACGATCTCCCGATCCCAATCGCCGCTCACCGCTCCTCCTCGATCCACTCGCCATCGCGAATCCGGACGGGGGAGGGAGCCGCGTCGGTAGGGTGAGTGAAGCCGTCAGCATGGATGCCGTCGGCAACCAAGGAGGAAGAGATATGACTGAGTACAGGCTCGTCACGTTCTGCCAGCCGAACACAGCTTTCTTCAAGCCGGTCGAAGGTAGTGCCAATATCCTGACCGTCGACTTCGCGAGATCCTTGCCTGCGCTCGCCGAGCACATGGATGGGTGGGAACCCATTGGATTCCAGATCACGCCCAGCGGAGACCTGGCTTATCTGAATGTCCTTCTCAAGACGGAAGTGTCCCCGCCTGAACTCGACGAGTGAGTACAGACCGTCGGGGAGGCTCGGATCAAAGTGGATCGTGCCAAGGTCGGAGTCGATCGTCGTCGTCCCGGCCCGGAGCGCGTCCGTGGAAACCTGAGTGAAGTCGCCCATCACGCGGCCTCCGTCCGAGACTCGGACTGCTGTGCACGGCGGAGGAGTTCCCAGGCTGGGACCCCAAG